CTACGGGATTTGAACCCATGTTCTCGCCGTGAAAGGGCGATGTCTTAGACCGCTTGACCAAGGGGCCATGGCTCCTCAAGTAGGACTCGAACCTACGACAAATCGGTTAACAGCCGATTGCTCTACCAACTGAGCTATTGAGGAATATCACTTCAAGCTCGTTCCGAATCGGAACAATTAATATTATACTTGAAGAGATAGAAAAATGCAAGTCTTTTTTACGAATTTTTTTGATGACTTTCTCCGGCCCTGCCCAGGAAATGGAAATAGGCCGTAAAGCAATATACGGCAGCGACTAAGCCGATGGCTGCGCCGGCATAGCCGATATACGGCAGCAGACCATGGGCCGTGACCTGCCCGCCGATCCAGGTCCCGCCGCCGATACCGACGTTGAAGATTCCCGAAAAGATGGACATGGCCACCGGGGCTGCCCCCATCGGGACGTGGCGGATGAGTTCGGCCTGGAAGGTGACGTTGAACAGCGTCGACGCACAGCCGACGACCAGGCAGGCGGCGACCATCGTCCCTGCCCTGCCCGCAGCAGCCTGCCACAGGAGGAACGGGATGACCAGGCCCAACAGACCGGCCCGGATAACGCCATAGCGGAAATGATTGTAAAACCGGGAAAAGACGAAACTCCCCAGGAGGCCGCTGACGCCGAGGAGCATGAGCGTCGACGTGATGCCCTGGTCGCTAAAGGCCGCAACAGTCTTGAGAAAGGGCTCGATATAGCTGTACGCTGTGAAATAGGCCGTCGCAAACAGGACGGACAGGACATAGACGCTGATGACGACGGGATTCTTGAGCAGCTTGGGCAAGTCGTCGCGGGAAAAAGAGGCGTCGCTGGCCAGCTTGGGAAAGACAAAAGCCAAATAGATGAGCACGGCCAGGGCCGTTACCGTAATGACCAGAAAAGTCATGCGCCAGCCGGCATAGAGGCCGATGCCCCGTCCCAGGGGCAGGCCGAAGATCATGGCGACAGCCGAGCCAGTGACGATCATGCTCAAGGCCAGGGGCCGATGAGTCCGCGTGACCAGGCGCGTCGCCATCGGGGCCGCAATGGACCAGAAAATAGAATGGGCGCAGGCGACGCCGATGCGGGCTGCCATGAGCATGGGAAAATTCAGGGCCAGCCCCGAGGCCAGCTGTCCCAGGACAAAGAGCCCCATCGTCCCCAGCAGGAGGCGCCGCATCTCCATCTGGCAGACGAGGAGCATGAGCGGCAGGGACAGCAGGGCCACGACCCAAGCGTAGACAGTGATCATAATGCCCGTCTGGGACTCGGTCATCGCGAAGGACTGAGAAGTGTCCATGAGCAGGCCGATAGGCATGAATTCCGACGTATTGAAGATGAACGCCGACACAGTCAGGCCCAGGAGGGGCAATACATATTTCAGGGGAATAGCGTGAAACATGATTCATTCTTCCTTTGCATAGATTTAGAACGATTCCATCGTACGCTGTCCCCGGGAAAAAGTCAAGAGGGCAAAAAAAGGCTTGTCGTTATACGACAAGCCTTTTTAAATTGTTAGTGGCTAGCAGATGGCTTTAAATTTAAAGGCCGTCTCTGCAAACTACACACTACAACCTAATCTTACATCATGCCGGGCATTTTTTCATTGATTTTCACCTGTTTTTTCGGGCATTAAAAAGCCCCATTTTATCAGGACATTTCAGGCATCGAGTCCCTTTATCACATCCCCTTTGTTTTGTGTTTTAAGTATTTTGTTCTCGTTTTGTTCTCTGGTCACATCAATAAATAAAAATTTCTTTATATTACATATTATGTGCCAGCTATTTCATAGCAAGGCCGACTAATAACGCCCCAGCTGCTACAGCCCAGGTGTCACGTTGTCTTGTCAGTCGGGCTTCTTTCTTAGTCATAGAGTTGATTTGCTCTGTCAATATCGCTAAGGATTGACTCTGCCTGTTCAAGACTTCGCTGGCTTGACTCAATGAGCTGTCGGCTGTCGTCAATGACTGTTTTGTTATCGTCAACTGTTCTGTAGCTGCGCCAATGTTTTCTCTTGCTCTCTGATTGTCGTCTTTAACTGATTGTACTGTTCTAACGACATTCGCACTGTCTTCACGGGCGCAGCTGTCGTAGTATCGGCACAAAAGCCAGCCAAAGGCAAACACAAAAATAAGGACAATGCAAAATACAATAAGGGTCTTTTTATTTTCAGCAATTTTATCAACCTCCTCTTTCGGAAACGGAAGATACAATGGGATCACCTCCTGTTAGTCGTCGAAAAGGTTATCTGCATACATGTAGTCGCCGTCGATGCGTCGGCCACCAATCGGCAATTTGTCGGTGTCCTGCCAGACAAAGGCCTTAATGTCGTCGACGTCGCCCCATTCTGCGTTCCAGACGGAGCAGTTGAGAGACCGCCAGTCAATCGGAGTAGAACCGCCGTTTCCCCATCTGTCAGATACGCGTTCTTCCAGCCAGCCATAGGATGCATAGACGCCCGCTTCTAAGCCAATGTTGTCAATCCATGCCTGGCACTGAGCAGTTGCCGTTTCGCCGGTGAAGTCATAGCCATTTCTTTCTTTCCACTGGTCGGCATCTTCCAGGTCGAAAAATACAGGCAGTTCCAACAGGACGCCCGCGTCGGCGATGATGGCCGCGCATTTCCGTGCGTGGTCCGCTGTGACGTCCGGCGTTAAGCTGTAGTCATAGTGATAAGCGCCGACCTTAAGGCCGTATTCATGCGCCATCTGGACGTTGTGGCGGAACTGTCCATCTTCGTGACCGTTCCCCCAGGAACAGCGTACATAGACGAATTTACAACCGCTATCGACGGCGGCCTGCCAAAAATCGGCGTCTAAGTATCCCTGTGCTTCGGATACGTCAAATCCTCGAATCATATCTCATTTCTCCTTTACTTTTTCCACGCTATTCGCCGCTGTGGGTGCGTTTTGCGGTTGTACCGGCATTGTGTATCGTGCAGAGTTGAAACGGCTGTCATAACCGTATTTCGTCCAGCACGCTTTGCCAAGACCTACAACTGTCGCGATACCACCCCCGACGGCCGTCACACCGCTCCAACAGCTCATCAATTCAAAGTGCGTCCCTCTTAGTGCATTGCTCCAGTAGCCAAAAAGCCAACTGAACAGCACGAGGAACAAAAATATCATCATCAAAATACTCATGATGATGATTAATTGGAGCCAGTGTTTCTGGCCCCACTGGCCAAGGGCCACGATTTTATTTTTCATAATATCCTTTTTTCTATCGTATCCAACCGGTGGTGCGCAGACTTTACAGATGACTCCACTATTGCTAGTCTCTCTGCCTGTTCCTGCCTTTTGTTATCCACGTCCTGTAACTGCTTTTGCATATGCTCGATAGCCTTACTCAAATTTTGAATAGCGCTATTTAAAGGCTTTATAACCGAAAAATTAAATAACGCCCCTAACGCCAGCAACAGGGCCGTCACGGGCCCAATGATGCCTAACCATTCCATGTTTATGCCTCCTGCAAAGTGAACTTGTATATGACCTAAACTTTTGCAATATCGACTTTTATCACATACTTCTTTCCGACGTTACTATCCGAGAAAAAATCATATAAATTACCGCTGTAAAGTGCCTGTTCGCCAACAAAGGCCTTACTGTAGCTCTGATAATACATGCCACTAAAATATATACTTCCTTTTTTATCCGTGTCGGTGTCTATTAGCGTGACATTGGCGTTATAAGTTCCACTTGTTTCGCCGTCGATTTGCATAACAAAATCGACATACGGGTTATAAAACTCAAACGTTACGACGGTAACTGTTTTACTGTTGTACGTAAACGTGCCGCTGATTGCCCCAAATTTTAAAACGCCAGTATTGGCAAAGCCGTACATATCTGTATACTTACCCATCGTTAAGTAGACAGCTGGTGTAACATTGGGTTGTCTTATTACGTATTTTTTTACGCCGTTTTGCTTTATCCACAAATCTGACGCATTAGCATCAGAACTTTCCCCAAGCATTGCATATCTGGTCACGTTATCAGAGCATAAAACAGGAAAATAGCTATAACCATACTCTTTCGTATCTACAAGCCGAATAAGTTGTAAATCTCCGCTCGCTTTCGTCACACTAATGTGTTTTGACATTTAATCAACCCCAATCGTGATACTTCCGAACGAAATTGTATTCCCAGATACCGTAACAGCCGGAATCTTTTCTTCTATTTCAGTCTTGGCTGTACTAACAGTAGTGTCGACTTGTGTTTTGGTGTAGTAATTACTAAGGTCTACTGTTTTTTCGTCAATCGCCTTTCTGATACCACTCGATGTAACCGGGTTAGGACTGTTAGCGGTAGGGGTATTATCAAATGTAAGCTTATCTTGCTTAGTGTTTATCTGGTTCTGGAATGATTGATGAACAGTGGCAGCGTCTGTCTTTTTGTAATAAGTGCGTGTGATAACGTTACCATCACCATCTTGGTCTGCCTGTATAGCGTGCGAAGTATCTCCAATCGTAGCTGTGGACTTTGTTCCATCTTTATGAATAAAAGTAATCGTACCGCCAGAATATGTAGTATCGACGATTGCTTTTGCTACGTCCTTATTTGTTGGGTAATTAGACAAATCAACGAAACCAGATAGGTTATCCCAGCCTTTCCCGTTCCAAATAACATTATCGCCAGCTTTAATTTGATGGGTGGCATCAGCATTTACGACATTCCAAACATCGCCAGTATTCGTTCCCGTTAAAGGGAGGTCACTGTAGTTATCAACAGAACCAGCGTATTTAGCAAAACCAGTTACCTTAGTTAATGCAGATTCTACTTCTTTCTGTATTCTTTGTGATTCCGCCAAAGCTTGTTTTGCATTTGTTTCGCTAGTAGCTGCATGCCCTTCTGATACACTTGCGTTTGTTGCAGATGTGCTTGCAGACGTTGCTGATGCTGATGCTGCATTCATGCTTGCTTTTGCATTTATCTCTGATTTAGATGCATTGCTTTCAGAGTTTGCGGAAGCAGTTTTACTTTCAAGAGCCGAATCTTTGTATTGTAATGCATTAGACTCGGAATTTGCTGCATTGGTTTCAGAAGCCTTAGCTTTTTCTGCTGAGGTAGAAGCATTACTTGCAGAAGTAGCCGCTGCTATTTCGGAAGTTTTAGCTTCTTTTGCAGAATTGGAAGCATTTGTTTCAGATGCTTTGGCAGTATCCAATATCACCTGGAAATCGCTTTGTATACTGGCCGTTTTATTGTATGAGTCCTCTGCTCTTTCTGCTGATTTAGCAGAGTTTAATTCGCTTTCAGAAGCATTTGTAGCACTATTAGACGCTGATGTGGCACTAGCCAACGCTTCTTCTGCTTTTGCTAAACTTATTTCTTCTGAAGACTTTGCTGATTTTTCACTAGCCTTGGCATTTACTTCACTAGCCTTGGCATTTACTTCACTTGTCTTAGCGGCTGTTTTGGACTCATTCGCATTATCAGCATAGGTGGCCGCATTCATTTCGCTTTCTCTTGCCTGAATTGCACTAGCTCCCGCATTATCTGCATACTGCTTTGCTTCAATAATCGGTTTTAGCTCTGTTTTAATACTTTGTCCACTGCTTAAATTAAGCATCAAATATCCGTCGCTATCTACAGTTGCACCCGTAATGCTCTCGCCTTTTTCACCTTGATCTCCTTTTTCGCCTCGAAATGACTCAAGCCACTCTTTTTCTGTGCCGGTAAATCCGTTTTGTTTTGCAATTTCATATGCACTTAATCCATCAACAGCTTCAGATACAAGAATAAACTGCTTTCCGTCCCACCGATATGTTTTGCCCGTTGATTTGACGACATATAGTTTATCGGTATCACCGCTTATCGGCAGTTCTTCTACATACACGCAGGCACCGCTTATCATATCGAACAGTGCTTGAAAATTATTGATGATGTAATCCAAAATCCCCGTATTATCCGACGTCGCCAAAGCTGTATTTTTACCATAAGCACCCGGTCGTATGATATTATCTTGCTCGTCCCGGATCTCTCCGGGCTGGAACGCTTGTCGTTTCATAAAAGCACCTCTCAATCCAACCCATCTAAGTCAACAACTAAAAAGTAAAAATTCTCTTTAAAATTCTTTAAAATTTCCATTTGGCTTAGCTTATAAGCCTGCTTCTTCATTTACTTTGCCTCCGTTTCCGTAGCGGCCGTGGGTGCGGTCTGAGTACCTGTGTCAGTAGTGTTACCTGTCGTTACGGAGCCGGTGACGGGGTCTACGGTCGTCGGGGCTTCGCTGGCATCAGCTTTTACTCCACTTTTCTTGGTGATGGTCATGACGACTGCATCCCCATAATCAAAATCCGTATCGGTATCGGCATTTAAATTAATCATGTTTCCGACGTCATCGATAAGCGTATACGTCGTACGGGATGCAGCTCCCTGCGGATATGTGACTTTCCCATTTACTTTATATTCTTTTTGCATGATTCATTCCTCCTACAAATTTGATACATCTATAATCATTTCTGGGGCGATTCCAAATGTTTTTAACGAATCTAAGTACTGTACTTTATAAGAGTCAGTAACTTTAACGAACCTATTAGTCATCATATACCAACTTCGATACCAAACGTGCCCTGACGCATCAACTTCATAGTTATACGGACAATACACGGCAATATCATAGGGATATGTTTTCCCACCAGGATATACTCTATTGTCTATTACGTTCATATACTTTAAATTACTGTTAAATATTTCAACCCCGCGTCCATTGAATATCCGTAAAGGCGCATTTTGTGATGTTGATTGCTGACTAAATCGGTAGATTTTAACTGCCACTCCGTTAGCTGGTCTGCGATTTATTAACAGTGTCATCTCAAGGTTGCTTAAATCGCGACTCATATTAAATTCAACGTTAGCATCTTGTACTTGTGCAAAAACTAATTCGTTAGGGGCACATGAGAATTTTACAATTCCATTGTTTGCTGTGATAGTATGTATATCGCTCAACGAAAAGTTATGCCACTCATCGTTAATTAAAATTTTAGACTCATTACTTATCTCTATGTATGTTGCCATTGGTTAAAACTCCCCGTAGTATATTATTGCATCACTATTAGGTGTTATTTGCGTATTAGGCATATAGTTAATAGTGTTTCCGTTGATTCCTATATCTTGTAAAAACTCTGGTGTATCGCAAATACAATAGCAAAATAATGTGTGTCCTCTATTAATTGGGATCGTTTTGCTTCCTGCACCTGTATTCTTCGGGATTGTAAAACTCCCCAAAAGATGACATACGTTTTTAGACATATCAAATGTTAGGCTTCCATTCTCAGCATATATTTGGATTCCAGCTGGCATTACCACACCCCCATCCTCACTCGAAGAACATTGTTATTGTCATAAATCAAAATAAAATTGTCATGGATCTCCATTCGCCCCCCACTGGCCTTCGTCCGCAGCGTCCCGATGGTTGCGGTAATGGCCGAAAGACTGCTGACGTCCATTTTATCGGCTGTGACAGCATGAGCGGCCAGCATTTTACCAACGATAACATTATTGTCGAATACGGTGTCCCCAGTGATATGTACCTTTTTGCCGTCAATCAAAATACTTTCGTCGCTGACGTTGATTTGGTTAATAACATCGCCTTTTTTTACACGTAAGTTGATGTCATCGTGCAGTTGTGTGATTGCGGAATAGTTAGCCACTGCTTTTTTGGGGTCACTAAGATTAGAAACAATACTCGTAATACTATCAGCGTTTTGTTTAATGCTGGACTGTAATGTCTGATTTGTTTTATCCTGTGCAATTTTGTTGGCTGTAACCGTTGTTGTGATTTCATTTGATGTCTGATACAACTTGCTGATAGAGTTATACATACAATCTTTAGGATTTTTATTGAGTTCCGCGACGATAGCGGTAATGCTGCCACCGGTTTGCTTTATCTGACTAATTTCAGTCGCAAAGGCTGCATTTTGTTCATCTTGCGCGGCTTTATTGCTTGATATTGTACTCGTAATAGTATCTGCTGTTTGCTGCAATTGACTAATAGATTGATACGGGCTGTTTGATGGTTTTTTGTTTAAATTATTCGTAATAGTTGCTACGGTGGAGCTGACTCCATCTGCCTTTTGGCTCATTTGGCTTATTTGAGTTTGAACGCCGGTATTAACCGTATCCTGTGATTTTTTATTATTAGTTACCGTTGTTTCTATTGAATCGGCACGCTGTTTTAACTGACTTACTTGTCCTGCTTGATCATTTACAGTAGATGTAAGCCCATCAAGATTGGTTTGTACTTCTGTAAGCGTATTTTGCAGTTCCGTATCTTTTTTAGCCAAGTTCTTTGCGTCCGTTTGTAAATCTGTAACATGCTGTTTTACTTCGTCCAATGCGGGGCCAGCACTATTAGCTGCATCGTTAATGGCGTCCGTAATGGTATGGTCGACTTTTGCCAATGAGATAGACTCATTCTTAATCATGTCGCCGTCAATTTCAATTTTGACAGTAACACGGGACGAAGCTGATTTTTCGCCCTCCCCGAACATATCATAGTAAGCAACGCAGACGTCATAAATTCCGGCTTCACAGGTATAAGAAAGGCTATTATTCACCGTCCGGACATTAGCATCATCATTAATATAAACGTTCATGCCGGCACATCCGGCAGGGATGGCTTCGGCTCGAACCCCAAATCCACCAAGTGACGCGGTCAAGATAGGCGCTTTGGGCGTAGGCGGCAATGCCTTATTGTACTTCAAAATGGCAGCATCACTATATTTGCCCAGTGCATTCCGGGCATAGAGATACAATTTACCCTGGCGGCTGGTCAAAGGTATTGTTACTGCAGTACTGTTCGTTCTGGCAAGCATCCCCTCAGTTTCGGCTCCAGAATGAGCGTCGTATCTAATTTCATAGTATGCAACATCTGTATTGGTAACTTCATTCCAAGCTACAGTGGCCGCACTGCCAAACTCAATGGAAAAGTTATCGGGAACATTGGGAATTGTCGTTTTCATGGCCACCAGAATATCGACGGAAGGCGCCGTATCTGGCGATGTCGAAACGCCCCATTCATCTTTGGTGCAGACGCAGATTCGATAGGTATCCCCTACGACAGCTTGCGGAATGACGACCTGGTTCTTGCCACTGCCACCAAAAATCCATTCTCCATCGAAGCCCGCTTTGTCGGCGGCAGTCCCTTCTTTGATGGTGACGTTCTGGGCCTGCTGATGGTCTGTTTTATACCACACTTCGCCGCTCAGGTAGCTTTGCAGTTCCGGCGGTGTCCAGGAGACTACCAGGTCATACCGTGCGACGCCATCGGGCATCTGGCGATAGCGGTTGTAAGCCCGCAGGCCAGATACCGGCGGGATATAGTACGCCATGATAGTATACTCATAAGCCTTCACATCGGCCAAACTCTGGTTTCCTGAGCCGAAAATATTATAGGAGGCGAATTTGAGCCAAATTTTCTTGCCGACGTCTTCCTTTCGGAACGGGACATGCAGCAGCGTTGTATCTAACCGGGCAAGGGGCACGCCGGTAGCATGAGCGACGGCCGATGTATTATACTGTCCCCGGATGCATCCAGTTAGCTGCCAATGGCCATTGGTAAGCAGATTGGCTGTTTGATATGACAAACACTCTCCATCGAGCCAGCAAAGCGTGTTTCCCCGCTGGGCATCCTGTTCAGATCCAGACAACAGCGTCCCGTTGACGGCGACTTCGATAGTCGTTGCGTCTTTGGCCACAGCGGCCGCTAAGTTCCCTATCCGTGCTGTATTGGTAATTTGGCCAGCCAAGCGGTAATGTTCGTTGTCATCGCTGACGAAGACATCACAGCCGCCCCACATATCTGCCGTACCTTTAGCACCGATCCAGAGTTCCAGGCCATTTTGTGTAAGGTCTGCCGGCGGCTGTAAGATGACAGGCTTTGCGGTATCAGGTGCCGGCTGATTGTAATTGATATACGGGCGGTCCGTTTCGTGGACATCATATGTTGCTTCGCTGTATTCCCCATCAGGGCGTGAAATAGCCGTGAAGGTCAGCAGGCCGTCCGTTCCTTCAGTAACGCTGTCAATAAGTACGACTTGCTTGTTCAGGCCACAATTCACGTCCGTCAAAGTGACCAGGTCGCCAACTTCGAGCCGGCAGAAAGACCAGTCCAACTTGAACGTGTATTTGTTCCGGCTGTATTTGCCATTCCTGGCCAAAGATTCTGCCAGTTTTACAGCCCGTTCTTTCGTGTAGAAATAATGAGCCTGCGTCGTACTGGCTTGACGAAGACCATAATCTACAATGTCATCTGTAACAGCATAGCTGACGGTTTCTTTCTCATACCCATTGGTTCGGTTGATGAATTCTACGGGAAACTGATTATAGACTTCACTGCTGTCTTTGCGCTGATAGGTTACCAGCGCCCCGCCAGATTGCGGGATAAAGTCGTCTGCCGTGAGGTTATACAAGATAGTCCGATTCGGAGTCCAGGTGTCGTAGGTCCGGTCATCCAGGGGCACGATTTTGAAAGTGTCGTTCGACCAGAAGACATAGGCGTTCGTCAAGATTGCAATTTCATTGATTATGTCCCTGGCACTCTTCGACTGCGTTTCATCGGGCGGCGTAGAAATGAGAAGGTCTGCGGCGGCGCAGTATTTCCGGTAGTTGTCGAGCCCGATGATTTCCACCTTGCTCAGCCCGACTTTATCCAGGACATAGCGGATATAGTCGGCCGGATTAACATCAACGCCATCACCCGTATTTAATAGTTTGCCGGCCACTTCGAAGTTATAATTTGGCATACTGCCGCTATCTCCTAAGTCGATGACGCCGGCCATATAGGCCAGTCCAGTGTACGGCAGAGCCTTGTCTGGATGCTTGCCAGCGACATAGGCCCAGGGCTTCTGATCCTGCGTTCCTTTCCACAGCGTCATCTGAATATTCGAATCTGGATAATTGTAAATTTCCTTGCCAACCCAAACTCGTTTGACGCCGCTGATGGGGCCTTCACAGAGCCCCATCAGGACAGCTACCGTATAGGTATAAGAAATCGTGACTGTCTTGCTGTGGCCACCTTTGCCGCTGCGCTGTGTTTCCCGGTGCTCATGGGCCGTGAAATCATCATAATAAATGACGTTGCCGCTGACACGGGTTGTCCCTAAAATTTCCGGGACCGGCGCGCCGTATTCGGCCGTACTGACTGTAAAGTCTGCGATTTTATTACCTCGAATCGTCGTTGTATGGCCGCGAAAGATACCCATTATTTCACCCCCTTGAACCGATAAATACCGCGAAGCCGGCTTTTCCCATGGGCGTCCAGGAACATGACGTCATTCAGATCTGACAAAATAACGCCCTGGTCAATGACAGCATGGATAATCTGATTATTGCCGGTATAAATACCGCCATGGGACACACATCGGCCAAACTGATACATCAAAAAATCACCGATGGCCATATCCGCCTCGGTAATAGGTACACAATACTTTTTCACATAAGATAAAAACCATTCTTCACTATGGTGCAGATGCCACTCGTTCGAGTATGGAGCAATTTCAATGGCTCCTTTCTCAATCAGACCGGCATCTTCCAGGGCTCCAATCAGCAACATCCCACAATCAACCCCAATACCTTTGACCCGGGCCTGGTTGACGTGAGGCGTTCCCAGCCAGGGCATGGCCGCTGCTGCGATTTTTTCGCCATCTGTCATATGAGCACTTCCTTTCTGGGTACGAAGGGAGCAATAAGGCAGGTATCGTCCGTGTCTTTGCTGGAGATAACCTGGCTCTTGTCGTTCGCCGAATAGGTTCCCTGCGGGTAATACTTACGAATCGGAAACTGCATGTTGAGCCCCTGTGTTTTGGCCTTGACGCTCAGTTGCAGTTTGATACCGCCGGCGCTTTTGACTTCGGCCGTCCCACCAAAAAGAGAGATGCAGCCAACAATGGTTTTATCCCGGAAAAAACAACGACGAAGCTGGAGTTTCGCCCGGTCCAGGACGCCATCATGAGCCGCCTGCAGTACGGGGACACTGCCAATCAAGTCCTTCGTATCAGCATTGATTGTAATAGTCATCGTGTCGACAACAACACTGCTGTTCAGCTTGATTTGGTCCCGCTTGATGAGCAGGGCATTGTGCTTATAAACATGGCCATCGTAAGGGATGTCCATGTCCGTATCGGCGTAGTAGTATGTTGGGCCATTGAACAGGGTCAGTTCGTAGATGTCGCAGGACGTCATATTCTTTGCCGTATTCAAATATATTTCCAAGTCTTTTGCTACGGTCTTCATGTCATCACCTCACCGTCACGAGCTTGAACGACTTCGTCTTGTTGATGTTTTGGAAGACTTTTTCAATAGTCAGGCCGTCGTCTTTGAACATGACTTTCCACCAGTATGTATAGCTGGCTTTGACGATGGCCGTTGCGCCTGGCGCTGTCTTAAAGACGATGCAGCCATTCACGACCGAGTAGGCCGAGCTTTTCTGTAATTGGCCATCGACCCACACCGTGACGTTTTCAATATAGTCTACGGGTTCTACATAATCGCCCATAGCCATGATGGCCTGATAGGTCCCCGCCGTCACCATAGGAAGCTGACGATTCTTTTCCTGGTAGTCTTCCGGGTCTTTCCATAAGAAAGGTTCAAAGGCGCCCTTACAGAGCGCCACAAATCCCAACAGCTTACGATATTCGTCATCGGTTAAATAGACAAACTTCGTTTCGATGGTCCAGTTCGGCAGCAGTAAGTTGGTCATCGTCCGGACCTTGCCGCTGCCGGATGTCTGCACTTCGGTGTTCCAGCTCATGGCTTTCGTACTGGACCAGCTGAGCTTATTCAGTTCAATCGGAAATTTTCGTAAAGCCATTAGAATACACCTGCTTCCGTTGCAAAATTACGGTCATTTTCAAACAGTGCCTGCCGGATGGTATCCAAGCCCCCATTACGGAGGAAATCCGTAAAGGACGACGAGTCCAACGTACTGACATGCATGGACACGTTATTGACCGACTTTTCATGATCAATCAATCCGAGCTGTTCAAACTTATCCCGGGACAGCGGTAATACGGCTTCTTCGTAGTGCCCTTCACCAATCATGGCAATCGTATCCCCTTTGGTGATACCGCCAGACGCCAGCTTCGGGCCATTCCAGGGAGCCGAAGCCAAGGACGACTGCTTATCGCTCCAGGTGGAACCACCTTTAGATAAAGCCCCCAGGCCCGTAAAAGCCGACGTCATGGAGCTGCTAAGGGCGGCGGCTGTGCCGGCAGTCATAAGCCCCATGGCCACGCCCGCAGATGCCGGGTCGAGGACTAACTTAAAGAAGGCCGCCGGCCCCAAAGCCGCAGCCATGGAAGCGCCTTCAGCCGCCGTTTGAGCTACAGCCGCTGACGTCTGAGATTTTGCCATGGCGCTGTTGACCAGCATTCCTGCCAACTGCTTGGCGTAAAACTCGACGATGACTTGAATCAGCGATTTCCCCAAATTATGGAAGGCCTGTCCCAGCGTCTTCGTCCCCATGATGGTGTCTGTAATGGCCGAGCTAAGGCCGCTGAACGCCTTATCATACAAGTCGGCCACCATTTGCGCCGTTGTCGCATGAGCGGCCAAATACGTTTCCTGATAGGTTTCCATCATAGCCTTCTGGGCTTCGTAGTCGTTGAGCCGGATAGCATTGGCATCGCTCAAAACAGCCTGCAGCCGTTCTATAGATACCTGATTCTTGGCTTCTTCAATATCGGCTTCGATGTCCTTGGCCTGCTGGAAGTAGGCTGTTTTCTGGTCGATAAATTCCTTGTACTTGGCCAGCTCTTCGTTATAGATTTCCTTGGCGAAGGATAAACGGCCGTCGGCTGACACTTCATAGGCAATGTTTTCTTCGTCCAGGGCTTTCAGGAACAAATTTTTCTGCGATTGAGTCATCCCTGCGTAGTCGGCAGAGTACTGCTGCCATTTCGATTGGATAGATGTAATAGCCTTATCATAGTCGGCTTCCATCTTGCTCAGTTCCTTATCGCTGGCCGTGTCAGTCAGAGCCGGCGCATTGGTCTTCTTATCGGCTGCCATCGTGACAGCCTTTTCTTTAATCTGCGCTTCCTTCTGCGCATCAGCTTCGACAGCTTTCAGATGTTCCTGGGCATACATGGCGTCCAGTTTTTCCTTGTCTTTCTGATAGTTCGCATTGAAGGCCTTGGACTCATTCAATTTTTCATATTCTTTTTGGAATTTACGGTCTGTCAGCTCGACCTGCGTTGCCGTAGACTGAGCATAGCTGTCATCAATCTGTTGATGGGTCTGGAGTGCCTGGTCAGCCATCTTCTTGCGATAGTTGACCATACGCTGGGTAAGGTCATCAGCATTTGAACCGCCTGCGCCTTGAGCTTTTACCTGAGCATAATTCGAGCGAATCTCAGCTGCATAATCCGCCTTATCGCTACCGCCGTAATAGTCGGCAACGCCAGCCCATACATCGCCGCCATTTGCGTTGATTTTGTCCTGCAACATGGCCGCCCCGGCCAAGGCATTGGAATAGACGTTGCTCTGGTAATCAGGATACAAGTCGCTAATCTTCACGCGGCCGCCATTGCCATCGGCAACGTCCTGGTCTCCGCTGAGGATCTGCATCATGCCGCCACCATTGCCACCAGACATAGTAATGCCGCTGACCGTGTTGCCACCACTTTCTTTCATAGCCAATGCCAATAACAGCGCAGGATCTTGATTATAAGCCGAAGCCGCAGCTTTAATAGCCTGTGTATAAACACTTTGATTCCAGTTGAACTGAGGCTTATTCATGATTCCACCGGAAGTTCCTGAAATCCCAGCTAATTGTGCAGAATCAATATACCCAACAATGTTGCCAGCAAATGCACTGCGAACGTCCTGGTCGTAATGAGCTGAAACGCCCTTATAGCCACCCGCTGAATAATATCCCTGAGTATCTTGAACCAATACATGATTCCCATTATTAGTAACCCACACATCCCCAGGCTTTGCATTTTCTCCGCCATTCCCATACGGGTCTGTCGGATGCCATGCGCCATGAGCAATAGCTGTTTGAATCCAGCTACTATTAGCAGTATTTTCATCGCGGTCATTGGTTTCAGGGCCTTCATAAACCTCATTCCCTAAACCACTTGTGTCAACTCCAGCTCCGCCTAACCCAGATTTTACATATACAGTACACTCAAAGCCATCGTAGGGGCGCCCTTGGTTTTCATCCATATATCCTAAGATGGTTTCACGGAATTTTTTTTCATCATACGAGTCGGTGCTCCCGGTGCTGCCGCCTCCGGAACTTCCTCCAGCATTTCCTCCAGCACCTCCTACATTGATGTCAGAAGTATGAAACTTATCGAATGTAGGCATCGTGTAGTTCGTGTCATCGGATACATTCGGCGGATTGTCATGGATGGCCTGCGCTGCCTGACGCTTGGCTTTTTCTTCAGACGTCATGCCACTGCCGGCGTTACTCATGGCGTTATTTGTCTGGAAAATCTTCTGAATCAGGCTTTGTAACCAGCCAATAGCGGTCTTCACAAAGCTGCGGATAGTTTCCAGCCCGCTCTTGGCCCAGTCCGGCAGGATTGAGTTGGCCATATCCCCCAGAGCGTCGGCCACGCGGCTCAGCGCCGATGAAACGCCATCATACAACCAGTTAAACGCGGCAATGCCTGCCGTAATAGTATTGGTAATGACGGTCAAGAACAACGACAAGGCCGCAACGACGACGTTGATGACTGCGATAATAACATAAATAGCTGCCGTAAATACCGTAGCCAGCAAGGTAATCAAAGGGGCAGCGGCAGAAACTAAATTGCTGATAGCCTGTCCCAATTCACCCCATAGCTGTTTTAACGCAGTACCGGCCATATTCACAGCTTCCATCGTACCAGGTACGACGTTCAGGAAGTCTGTCAAATTATGCCCCGATGCGACAAAGGCGGCGATAGCGACGCCAACAGCGGCAACAACCAGGCCAAGCGGACCGAACGCCAATACCAGTCGGCCAATGCCAGATATGACCTGCGGCAGTGACGTAATCGCCCCTTTGAGACTACTTGCAAAACTCAGCAAACCTCTTCCCGCAGATACAGCCCCGGTTTTCATCAACGTAAAGCTGGTGGTTGCGGCTGCCATACCGGGAGGAATTGTAGCCAATGCGTTTTTCAAAGTGTTGAGGCCTTTCAGAAAAGAACCGGCTAATGGAGCAGCGGCTAGTTTTGCATTGAGAGCGAATGATTGCAGTGCTGGAATCGTTGCTACTGTAAGAGCCGTTGCAAGGCCCGCCGCGGCAACTTTCACTTCAGGCGGAATCATCTGCGACAAGGCTTCGCCAATACCTTGATTTTTCACGAGATTAGCAAACTGCTGTAAGCTATCTCCCAAAGAGGAAAAAAGATCCGGTAAGTTCAAGGCATCCGAAATCTGTTGGCCAACGGCAATAGCGGACTGACTAAGGCCGTCCATCATATTCGACCACGTGCCTGTAATCGTTTGCGCCTGCTGATCCATCATACCGCCAAACTTCTCTTCCATGCCGCCGACGAGGGCCTGTAAGCCTGTCTGAGCGTCGACAGCCCCCTTGCTTACCATGTCCATAGCTTGCGGGACAGACGTACCGATCTTATCGGCCAGCATCTGCCAGGCAGGAATGCCGGCTTCTGTCAGCTGCAGCATTTCATCGCTCTGGACTTTCGATTTTGCCGCCATCTGACCCAGAGCCAGGGTAATCCGGTCGATACCTTCTTTTCCCAACCCTACGCCGGCAGCGGCATCGCCAACCGCCTTCAATGTCGGGATGATTTGTTCTGCTGTAAAACCAAAGGCCAGGAATTTCTGCGAAGCCGCAGCCACATCATTGAATTCAAAAGGCGTTTTGGCCGCAAAGTCCTGTAACTGCCCCAGCAGGTTCTTGGCCCGCTCTGCACTCCCCAGCATATTCGTCATAGCCGCCTGGACCTGCTGGAAGTTCCCGGCCGCCTGGACGGCTTTGACGCCTAATGCACCGAGGGAAGCGGCTACCCCCGCAATACTCATGACTGCGGCCTTCGATGCCGATAACGTTTCCTCTCCCAATGCAGATTTTAACTCGGCCTTCGTAGCCGACAATTCCCTGCGAAGCTCGGAGCTATTCGCTCCAATCTTGACCAAGATACTCGTCACAGTCGCCATCAAATCCCGCCTCCTCTCGTTGACTCTTGAATGATTCTAAAAATGCCCTGCGTTCGCGTTCCCGTTCGCCGTCTTTTTTTTCATGTAGGAACGGCCGGGCCAATTCTTTGGCCGGTACGGGATGCTTAGTGTGAACGCTTATCATGTTGCTGACGAACCAGGCCGTCGTAAACGCTTGATCTTCCCGGCGTACCTGGTAGCCATCAATGAGCTTGCTCAATTCCATGGGAGACAACCGATAGAACTCCCATGGCTTGAGTCCTAATGGGCCATAAGCCTGCGATTCTGCCCACTCCAGCCATTCATAAAAAGACGGGGGCGGCTTATCGCTGGCCCCCTCCGCCTCTAATCTTTTTTTTCGTCAGCTACGTCCTGCCGGGCTTTCTCCGTCAGTTCTTCAGGGAAAGCGCCATAGTAAGCAACCTTTCCGAGAATACCACTGCCGGCGATGGCCTTAACGGCCGGAATATAGAAATCTTCTTCCAGGCTCTTGCCCTGGTCAAGCAATTCCTGGATGTGTTCTGCGTACCACAGTTCATTGTGCTTCTTATGATGGGCCAGGCCAATCATGAAGATCTTTGTCAGGACGTTCAGGTTCAATTCGTTCCTGCTGACGATGGTACTGATGCCTTCGCCGCAAGCCTGTTCCAACTGCATCAGACGGGCAATATTGAAGTACATATACTGCCCGTCACCGAACAAATCAAAGGGAACTTTCTTCATGGGTCAATCCTCCTTACGCGCCAACTGTCGTTAATTCAGACAACGGACCATTACCGGACAACGTACCTTTAATCGTGGCAGCATCATCGTATTTCGTCGACAGGCTGAAATCAGTAACAGCCGCCCAGCCGGTACGATATTTCTTATCCGGATATTCAAACTTGACATGGACCAGTTGGCCATCATTAAAGGCATCTTCCAGGAACTGAGAGCCGGCATCGTTCAAAATGACGACAGATTCCAGGTCGATACTCCATTCACGGAGACCGGCCAGCGAAGACTTCCAGCCACCAGACGTTTTATTGCTGGCGTCAATAGAATCGGCCTTACGCGTCAAATCACCACTACGCTGACCACCCAGCAAGGTCCAGGTCGGCGTAGCTTCCGTTTCGCCCGTATTCAAGTAAATCAGGTAATCCTTGCCGGCGGTAGCTACAGAGCCGGTATTTGTCGGTGTTGCATATTTACGTGCCATATAAGCACCCTCCTATTCTGTATACGTAACTGTGAACTGGAAAATGGCCAGGCCGATGCTCGTCATCCCTGCCGGCGTGGCAAATAAGATCTTATCGACGTTGCTGCTTTCGGCCCAGCCATCAATTGTTTCATTTTCACGCAGCACTTCATCAACTTCCATGGCCAGGTCTTCGATATACTGCGCATCTGTCTCTTTCCCTTTCGGGTTCGGTGAGATAATTTCAATCGTGAAGACAGCCGAAGCCTGGCGCTTTCCCTTGCTGAATGGCTCGTAAGTAATCGAGTCACAGCAGATATACCCGGTCAGCTCCTTCGGATACGCCGGGCCAGATACGGCATTCAGCCATACCATATCGGGGAATTCATCTTTCAAAATCTCACAGATTTCATTGGCAATCTGACGGAATCGGTTCATCATGCACGGGATAAGCGGATTACCCCGACGCCCCCTTTCCCGCTGCCATCAATGCCGTCGATAGCAAAGTCAGCATAAGTCAGCCGGCTTTCCAGGTCCTTTGCCATCTGAACGTACATCTTATATTTCTGGAAATAAATATCTTCAGAACGGCTGCCATCAACCATAACCGTCGTATCCGAGCCAACCATAGAGGCGGCACATTCCCGGCAGGCCACTGCTTTTCCCAGCTGTTTAATAGCCAGGCGCGCCGGCAGTTGAATATCAGCGTCAGACAGGCTGAAAGAAGCGGCTAAACGATGAAGGTAATCATTGGCATAGTCGACGTCACAGTCTCTGCACGTTAGGATGTTGTCTGTAATATCTGCTAATGTAATGAATTCCATCATTTTACCTCCTCAAAAACCCGTCGGACAGCATTTTCAAACCGGCCGATGATTTGCCGTTTATTGGCGTTGGCTGCATTAAAGATGAAGGGATCTCGTTTGGTTCCCGGATGGTAAACCCGTTTTGCAAAAACGAACTTGCCGCCGGCAGTCCAGCGCAGGGCCAACTTCCGTTTCGGCGTAATAACATGCTTTGGCGTTCCTTGATGCAGGTAAATGGTAATCTTTCGGGTCGTGCCGACGGTACCCACCCAGGTATCCCCGCTGAACTGGACATTGGATTCAATGGATCGCTCAGCCTCACCAGAACGCGTAACAAACTTATGCTTCTCACGGGCTGTCCGCTGAACGTCACGGACCGATGACAGCATAGCCGAGCGAAGCTGTTGCCGTGCCCCTCTGGAAATACGGTCCAGCCTGGAAATCGCTTCATCCAGGCCCTGGACCTCAATCTTCAATTCCATCGGCTTACGCGCCGGCAGTCGGGTTTGCCGTCATGCAAGCCAGGGCGTTCGGCTGTACGACCTGAGCCCCATAAACGAACAACCCTTTAATAGCATCACAGAAAGATTTTTCGGGCCGGAAAGCTTCCGTCTTGGTGACCTGGGATGCAAAGGAAATGGCATCCGTTGTACCGGCCAGGATTTTGTACTTCGCATTGGCCGTATTCGGGACGTTGTTGGACTGATAAATATTGAATCCGGCCGCCGTGCCGATAAACCCATTGGACAGGACGGCGTCAGTCTTGGCCGTACCAGCAGCAACGAAACGTTCGTCTTTAAGCATCAGACCATAGAACCAGGACGGGACGACAACGAAGCGGCCGTCTGCCCGGACGTTCTTATCATCTAATGCGCATTTGAGGTCGACCAAGGATTCATAGGCCTGTGCTGCTGTAGTCAATGCCAGCGGCGTGGCATCCGTACCAAGGCCTTTCGTGACGCCGGCTTTTTTGTAGAAACTGGCGATGTACTGATCCACAACATCGCGGACGCCATAAGAAGCGCGCTGCATGGCTGCATCAATCAAGTTGACGTTGGCCTGAGCGGCATCGACATCATCGACCTTGAAAGCAAAGTATTTCTGCTGGTCGATTTTGAGCTGGGTCGGCGTGCCATCGACGTCATCCAGTGTAATGTCTTCCGTCTTTTTGTAGTCCTTGATAGAAATATCACCAATCTGATTGATAATAACCGTATCGCCAGCCTGGGAAATGTCGCCTTCATAATCACGGTTACATAAGTTGCCGTAAATCAAGGCTTTATCGAGATGTGCCAGCAATCTGGCTTCCCAAATCGTAGGAATAAATGTGGTGATTGCCATTATTCTTTCACTCCTTTACTGATATCCGCCCAGTGCTCATTGATTTCGGCCCTGGACATGTCTTTTAAATCATCCATCGTATACGTCTTGCCACTGGAACCGCTGCCGCCAGACGAGCCACTGCCCGAGTGACTGTCATTTTTTACGGCCCAAGGATTTGCACTAAGCCAGCCTTTGACGCCGTCTACAATCGAAAGCTCCTTATCCCCATCTTTGTAGACAAGGCTGCCGTCATCTTTGGCACTAATGTTGCTAAGCAACACCTGTGCAAAGACATCCGGTTTGACGGCCTTGCCATCTGTAAGAGCTGCCATGACTTGAGACTTCATGACAGACTGGATGCGTTTTGCCTTTTCTTCGGCGGCTTTCTTTTCACTGGCCGTATATTTGTCAGTCAAATCCTTGACCTGTTTCTGCAGTGTTTCCATCTGCGTCCCCATTTTCTGAGGGTCTCCACCTAACTGCTGGAGGACGGACAAGGTCGTCGCTAAATTTTTGATAGAATCGTCGACATTATCGCCATCACGCAAGCCAAGGGCGTCCAGCACCTTGTTCCGAGAGATGCGATTATTGGCCGCTTCACTGCGTACTTTGCTGATCTCGGTCTGCAAGTCAGCCACCATAGAACCGCCGTTTTCGATTTTTCCTAAAGCTTCAAAAATTTGCTGTAATGTGTAAGCCATTTTGTACCTCCTGGGTATAAAAAAAGAACCGTTCTTTTACGTCTGCGGTCCGCGTCTGGCGGCGAAAAGACAAGATATAAAATTGCAACAAAAAAGCGCCTACGTCAGGTAAACGCTTTATACTGAATGCCAAATAATAGAATCGACATCCTCTTCTTTAATAAACGAATCAATATTGTTATCATCTTCTACGTGATAATCATACTTCCCATCGTTTCGACGGTAAACATCTAAAACAGTAACTTCTTGCCCACTCTTTAGCCTAATTACATCGAGTTCTTGTGCTTTCATAAAACCACCCACATCTAATCCTTCACATAGATACTTGTAAGCCTCGGGGCGCTTTCCCCCTTATCAAATTGCCAACAAGTTCTAACCTTTGCAGATTTACCATTAGGCCCTACAAGAATCATATCTGCAAAATACTTGTTCCCATACGATGATTTTCCGTTGGGAACGGCTAAAACAATCGGCAAATGACGTCTTACATTTTCAATAAGCTCATTACCATTACTTAAATTATAGCCTAATGCTTTTTGAAAGGCAATTGCTTTGTACTTGCCTTTTGGATGGTCCGGGTTTAAAGCATATTTGAATATTTTCCCATCAGGAATCACCGCCTGCCCATAATTGGGTAATACATGAAATCGACTGATTCCAGTATCATCCGACCAATTACGCATATATTCGCGCCAGTCGGCCCGTCCCTGCTCCCAGGCGTGGGCCACGTCAATTCCCAACAAATGACAGCGCTTTGCGTGTGACTGCCGCTTGAGGTAGGCATCACCGCCATCCTTGATGTGATTGCGCTGCCGACTCGTGTCGATTTCAGTCACGTAGACCAGCGACAGATGGCAGAGACAGTGTGGATGAACCGGCAATGCGGGCGTCTTATCTTTTGGGAAGATACCCGGCCCCAGTCCCCAAAGGTTTGCCTGGGCATACATATCGCAGATGTCATAATGAGGATGACGACTGGACAGCGTCCACTTGTAAGCGGCGACATCATCGTCCGTATCGTAACGGGCATGGAAGCCATCAGCCCAGGCACGGGCCGCTTCTGTCCGGGCAATGCGTTCGGCCACGTAACGGCTCTTTTCTTCCAGGGCTACATGAACCGCCCTGTCCAACGCCTTTTCGCTTCCATCGGCCACGGCGTTCAATAACTCGCTGTACGCCGTTTTAAGGGCTTGATTCGGGGCGCCATGTTCTCCTATCAGCGCCACTTGTCGGCGGGCTCTGCGGACGAGCTGGAGCATCTGCGCCCTATCTGCGGCAGTCAGTTCCGACCGCCTGGCAAAATTCACAATATCCTGCAAATACTTCGGCATTTCCTGCTGCCTGACGACAGCCTGCCCGCTGCGGTATCCATCATACAGCTGCCGGGCCGCCTGCATGGCATGACGGTTCTGTTTCAACTGATTCTTGATGGTACTGACGACACGGGCGCGCATTTCTTTGTCAGCGCCATGGAGTTTCTTCGACAAAGTCATCCCTGACGCATCCCAGGCTTCTTCGAGTTGCGAAGGGAGCAGAGGAATGGTCTGCCCATAGCCGGCTTCACACGCCTCTTTGACAGCCTGTCTGACAGCATCCATAAAGACATCGCTGATTTTATAGGTCAGCCAGGCCTGTTCTACAATGGCCTTAACATCCCCGTCTTCATCCAAATTGTCGATGACGTAAAGGGCAACGGCATCAACGGTCCGTTGAAATACTCGGCTAAAACGCTTCAAGATTCCCGAAATAGGGCTTTTCATCAAGCATCACTCCCGTCAGGCTTGTCCTCACCTGGCTTAGGGACCGGAGGCTCTTCCGGCGGTTCTTCGGGGGCTGTCGGCTCTGCATTCGTTTTATCGTCCTCTGACTTCTGCATCTGCTCAACGAGTTCATCAAAGCGCTCATCAGGAATATCCGGGCAATAAGCTGCCATGACTTTCTTGAGCACTTCTTCCCGCAAGCCGTCTGTCAGATCCATATCCAGGACCATCTGCGCCTGGGTCAATTCATTAGCCACATCAACGATACCGAAGTCATCAGGATACGTCACCGTATACTCAATATCGCTGTTCAGCCACTTGGCCACGACTTCCATAACAGACTCTTCGGCTCTGGCACACTGCAGGGAGAAGTTGGCCAACTGCTGATTTGTCCGTTCAAACTCCCACTGCCTTGCGATGCCACTGTTGTTGTTCTGCGACGTATTGATGACGAAGGACAAGTTGGCCATGCGATACATTTCTTGGATGAGGGACGCAATCTGGTTCTGCAGGACCGTCGCCGGATCAGACGGCGGGGCAATGAATGCCGGCGCATGACTGCAGTCCGGGTTATACCCCAGCGCGTTGTTCGTCCCAACGACCAGGTCATTGACGTCCAGTGATGGGATTGTCAGCAGCGGAAACGTCTGGTTCCGCAAAATTTCACCCAGCCAGGAACAATGATTGTACAAGGCTTTGGCCGTCCGGGCAATCGGCAGCAGGTCCGGCACCGGGCGCATTGTCTTCTGCTCCAGCATCCGCGAAAAGAGAGGTACGACTGGCACACATCCAAGACCATGCTCGCCAGACGACTTCATGAGTTCATCGCCCCAGACTTCCCAGCGCTTCCGGTCATAATAGACGTACCGATATTGAGGCGCGCCGTCCTTGATACTGGCAACTTCCTGGAATTGGATGTACAGTAAGGCGCCCGTCTTATCAACGCCATATTCCACTAAATCCTGCGGCCCCAGGACGTAAGCAAAGGGGAATTCCCGCTGCTGCAGCATTTCGGCCAGCGTCCGCGCCTGTAGCTCACGGACGTTGTCGATGACGATGAACGACACGCCGTAGACCTTGGCCATGATAGCGGCCCGCTTCATGAACATATGGATGTCGGTACCACTGGTATCCACGTCTTTCAAGAATTCTTTGATGGTCGGGGCCGCCGGCCCGGAATAGTCACGCAACGGCTGCCTTTTAAAAATAGGATCTACCAGGGCGTTGACGATAGGGCTGAAATAATTCAAGTAGTATGCGTTTTTCTGGCGGAAGCGGTAATCATCATCTGCTTCCCGTTTATGCTTGTTCAGGTACTGGCCCGTTTCAAAGCCGCCGGACCCATAATAAGCGTCTTTAAGCAGCGTGTAATCCATAAAAGCTCCCTCCTAAAAATTAACGCGCCGGGATACGATTTTATCCCGGTTCATGATTTCAGACAGCCCATAGCGTACCGCGTCGATACTATGATTATTGGCATCTGGGTAAGCGCTGATGAACTGACCGTCTTTGTTGCGGTCATACTCGTAAGTGACGAATTCTTTGTACGTATTCGGGCAACGCCGCTTGTCGATGTAGATATGCGCGCGGTTCTGAAGCCAGCGCATCCCGAAGTCTATACTGTCCGGGCCTTTGCGGGCGCCAGAAATGCGAAGCCCATAATCGCTCATTTCGGCAATGCTCTTCGGTTCGGCTGCATCGGCCAGGATGCGTCCACCGTTAATGCGAACCTTGATGGCCTTAGCCGCCTGGCTGTTCGTCATCTTCTGCCGGTACAACTCATCAAAGATATACAGATCTTCTCGTTTCGCATCGTAGTACATAGCAACATAAGCTAGCGGATCCACGGCAAAACCAAAGTCCAGACCGTAGTACAACCTGTCAAAATTTCCGACAAATTCATTGCTCATAGCCATATCTTCGACGTTCTCAAAGACAGCCCCGCCGGTGCCGGTGACTTCGCCGAGATACTCATGACGATAGGCTGTTTCATTACGTGCCTTAAGCTTCTCCGCGTCTTCAAAGAAGCGGCCCCCCAGCCATTCCCTGGGTACGCCAAGATATGTCGAATGGTGGACCAGCCTGTCTGGATCATCAAAAAGTTTCTCCTCGTTGACCCAGTTGTTTTGTGACTTCGGCGGGTTGAAAGAGCAGAACTCCCAAAAGACAGGGCCGCCGCGCAGCAGTGACTGGTTGAGGTTGCGGATTTCTTCCATCCCCGTAAACTGGTCCAGCTCTTCAATCCAACAAATCCCGACATAACCGAACGGCAGTTTGATGGACTTGATTTTCTGCGGGTCGTCGACGCCGAAGAATAGTATCTTCTGGCCGGTCTTCTTGTACGTAATTTCATGAGGCGATGTCTTGAAACGGAACTTATCTGTCAGCCCCAGGGCATCAATGCCCCACTGCATTTGAGGGTAGACGCTGTTCTTAATGGTATTGCCAATCTTACGCAGCACAACGGCATGACATTCAGGATTCTTGATGAGCAGTTGTGGAATCTCGACACTGACGTCCGACGACTTCGTAGATCCGCGGCCGCCTTCCAGCCAGTAATAGGTGTGGCCATGCTGCTTTATATCCTGATGCAGGCCCCAGAAATGAGGCGCTATGATATTACTCAGTTTTACAGTCTTCATGGCCCGCTCCTATATCATCAATAATCTGAACGTCGTTATCGTCATTCTGCCCAGCGTCCTTCAATTCCTGTTCCAGCTTGGCCAGCTTCAGCCGCTGCTCTTTCGCATCCATATCGGACGGGTATCGCTTCAGCAAATTTTCCGCCGCCTTGATACGGTCGCGGACAGACGCCCGCGTTTCTACCAGACTGGCTTTACTACATCCATCACCCGTGCCCTCAACGACAATCTGTACATCCTTGACTTCACCGCGCAGCGTCGCCGTCAGGAACTTTAGGACCTCATCGGCCTTCGCGATACGCTTGTCTTCCAACGCTTTGAGCCTGGCAGTGATAGCGGCCTTGATTGTAGTATTTTGTAGTAGTTTTGAAGCGTTAGTATTTATGTATTTCTCACTATATCCGGCCCGCCGTGCCGATTCCGTGGCATTCCCGGTCTCAATATAATAATCAATAAATCGCTTCTGTTTCTCTGTCAGCTTCACTACATGCTCACCACCATCCTCTTTTCAGGCATGAAAAAAAGAACCTTGCCGGATGGGAGGCCACCTTCCAGCGCAGTTCTTCTTAACAGTGTGTGGGCCGAGAACACAGCATGACCGCCATCAGGCTGTATTCCTTCGGCCCCTCTTTTCACGATTTCATTATACCGCACTTTTTTGCCTTTTTCATTCGCGGGATATTTCCCAAATAAAAGTTATCCACAATCCATCCACAAACGCCTAATCAATAAAAACGAATCGTGTTTGTATAGGCATGGCCCGCAGTCCGAAATAACGGTTGGCCAGTTCCTGCAAGGCGTCTTTGCCGTGCTTGAAGCAGAACGACGTGCTGGCATTGACCATCTTGGCCGTCCATTCCCAGTTTTTCGCGCCGTCAATGTAGTAGATCTCTAAAATCTTCTGGTCCGTTTCATCCAATTCGTGGAAGCATTTCGCCAGGCGGTCCATGCGTGTCTTGATATCCTTGACGTTCTGCTGCAGTCGCTTCCGGTCGTCCTTGAGCTGTTCATGGCGCAGGTAGTCCGATTCTTGCGTACTCGTCCCGTCACCACCGCCACACCCACCGGACCCCGACAAAGCCGGCACTTTCGGGACCGGCTCTTCAGCTAGTGTCCAGGTAATATCGTCGATACGCATTTCCATGTCTTTGATGTAGTCCGTAAAGGCAACATAGTTTAGCAGATAATTGGTAATAATCAGAACATAATCATTATGGCCTTGAACGATTGACATTGAACTACCTCCCTTTAAAAGCACGACGGAACGCCTCTTCGGCTTCGTCTTTACGATGAGCGGAGCAATCCCGCTCGTTCTTGCACTTGCGCACAAACTGCCCGAACTCGTCCGGGAACCAGTAGAAGTCCCCGTCATCCAGAAGCCGCCCGCAGAACGCGCAGCGGCTCCGGTGCGGGACGAGGGTCCCAGGATTTAGTTCCGGCTCCCGACTCCAGGGAATCAATGGCGGTTTTCGTCTCCGCCGTCTGTTTTTGCGCCCCATGTCCGTTATAAGCCTCCTATCGTGATGGAGAATTTCTGGTCCGGGCTGCTGATACCCAGGATAGTTGCTAACGTCGCTTCGAGTTCTATTCTTTCTGCTTTAGTCATGGTTCATGCTCCTTTTCTTTGGCTTCTTCGTTCGTAATCAAAAAATCTAAATACTGCCGGGCCTTCATAAGGTCTTTCAGCGGTGTCCCCTTTGCCGGGTAGCGGTACAGGTACTTGACGATATTGCCGATATACATTGCATCAGCTCCCGTCGCTCCGCTGGTCATGATTTCAATGGCCTTGGTACATTCCGTACCGCGCCAGGTGTAGTGGTCCGGGTGTTGCACGTCATTCATCTGCATCATTCCTTCCTATAGCATTTCGCTGAATATGCTTTCAAAAATTAGTACGGGGATGGAGTTCCCAGCTTGCTTATACAGCGCTCGTCGGGAATTAACACCGGCGGCCGCTTCAAAATCCTTGTCGCTGTATCCTTGTAATCGCCAACATTCTTTTTCCGTCAAGTATCTGTATTTGCCATTACCTATAGGAAGACAGCCACTTCCTGGCGCTCTGTCTGGTCGCTCCGTGATTGTGTAGCAGTAATCTTTGATAATCGGCAGACGGCGCACAGTCCCCGTTTTCCCGATTGCCCGCAACATGCTGGGCGCTTTGACGGTATAAAAGTCGTCTACCGGACCGTCCTCTAGATAGTTAGCAATGGGTTGCATAGGCCTTTGTTTGAGTGCATCAAAGTCAAAATCTTGACCGCCCAACACCGATATAGTGAATATTCGCTGTCTGGCTTGCGGCAAGCCAAAGTTTCTAGCATCCAACATGCGAAAACTGCTTGTATATCCCAGCTTTTTCAACTCGGTCATGTACCGCTCATGGTTATGCACCATGTAGCGACTTCTTACATTCTTCACATTTTCCCAGATTATAATTCTCGGTCGCCACAATCCCATGTTTTTGACGATATTTAGCGTTTCCCACATGAGCGACGATCGAGTTCCGCTTCCGGGGTCCGCTCCCTTTTGACGGCCCGCGATGGAAAAGTCCTGGCAAGGGCTGCCGTGAATGAGAATATCCGGCTTTAAATTCCATCCGCGAACGTCCTGCGTTTTGTACGGGAGTTCGCTTGCAAACATGGCATTGTAGCTTCGCACCGCTTTTTCGTCGATTTCTACATAATCTATCGCTTTTACGGGAATACCTAAATTCCGCAACGCAACTCTAGGGCTGCCGATTCCGCCGAACAATTCCAATATTTTTAGCAATTGAATCACCTTCATTCATCTGCATCAGCCACCTTTTGGAAACGCCATTTCCAGGTGACGTCCGGGTATTTTTTGTGGTCCACTTCACTCATGAACATGCGCAACGGCCGCACCCAGATGATGTGTGGGACGTCTGTATCCCGGTACACCACGTCCAGCCCGTCCCTTTCTGTATCTCCTGCAATGCAGATGATTTCATAGATATGGCCCTTAAAGTGCTTCCACTTTTCCCCAGGTTTCGGGTAAACATGTTCGTAGACAAGTTTCATGGCATTCATCCCTTTCATCCCGTAATTTTTCCAGCAGCTCCGTAGATCTTTTAATGCGTTTCGTGATGGCGCCTTTATTACTAAGCGCCCTTTCGTAATTCTTGAAGCAATTCCCGACTGCGATATTCAAAATATCTCTGTTTGTATTGTGGTTGATGGTGCTATAGATGGTATCTTCATCGTCAACGTAATAATAAGTTTCGCCGTCTGTCGGGACGAACAGCTTGTTTATCTTTTCGGCGATTCTTTGCACCGCTAGTTTTATCCCGATTTCCGGGTTAAATGCGTCGTTCGGGTGGCATTTCGCCTTCCCCTTGTAAACCGTTTCGCCATCTTTGTCCACGTACCATACTTTGATAGTTCCGTTGGGATAACATTTAATCGTATCCAATCCGGCTGTAAAGAGTCCTAATTTCGGGGCTTCTCTTAGGAGAATATCGTTCAGATAATCCTTGAAAATACCACTGTCTCCAAGTTTTGCATCGAACTTCGGAGTCTTTCCGAGAGGCTTCTGCCAATCTTCAAATGTTCCCACGGTGTCGTAGCCATTGAAATCCCGAAAACGGCCATTCGTTAGTTTGCACGTATCGAATACGACGCAAGTGTCACATTTCTTTTCGTCACAATATGCTCTTATCGTGTTTACTGCCATTTTTGCCATCTTGTCATCTATCATTTTTTGACCTTCTTTCTAAGTTTGGGATGCAGTTCGTTGAGCTTGTCGTCCGGCATGGGAATAATCTTGATTTCGGCGCGCGGCCATACCGGGTCGACGCCTGCGATGCAGCTATAGGCCACATCAGCAATATAGCCATCGTCCTCTACGATGCCGGCTTTCTCTAAAATGTCTGCCGTCGCCTGGACCAGCCCGAACAGGTCAGGCCAGCCCTTGCGGTTCGGCATGTAGTATTCGACGTTCATCCGGGCCGCGCAAGCAATCGTACGGAAGCTCCTCGGCTTCTGGGTCATCAGCTGATACAGAGCCGCCTTCTCATAGTCCCGGTACTGCTTAGACTGGATGAGCCCATAGTGGGTCTTGGTCATACTGTTCTTCTTGGTCATCGGGCGGCCGTCTATCGTGAATTTATAAACCATGGGGGCCTCCTAGAACGGAATCTCTTCGTCGTCCGCAGCATTTCCCATGTCCTCAAAGGATTCGCCTGGCGCAGCGGCTTTAGCGGCTTTTGGCACGTTTCCGACGTAGTCCGCCGTGACTTCGCTGTAATAGTGCTTGGTGCCGTCCTTTTCGTAAGAGTTCGTCGTGAACCGCCCCAGGACGACGACCCGGTCGCCTTTCAAGAGATTCTGCGCCAGATCCGACGACGGCGGCCAGCAGGTCACCGGCACGAACGACGTCATTTCTTTCGCCTGCCCATCCTTTCCCTTGTAGGTTTCAGAGCAGGCCACCGTCATCCGGACGAGGGTCTTGCCGGTCCGGGGCACGCTGACTTTCGGGTCGCGGGCCAGGTTGCCCATAAGCTGTACTTTATTCAATCGGTTTACCTCCTTAATCCACGAACACAACGTTTCCGTCATGATCGATGATGCTTTGATGTGGTAATTTATCATCGCTCATGTGGCTGATGTTCTCCAGCGTATTCACCACGTCGTAATATTCCATGTTCGTGCCGTCGTTTGTAATCGGCATATCATAGGTATCCCAATATCTGGGGTATCTCCGATTGCGCTTGAGTACATCCAGTTCAAATAATTCATCGTGCGGGCCACGGATGACACTAGCTCCGTAGCCATTTTTAAAATGAAATTCATAGTATTCTCCGTCTTCATGGTATTCGGCCCATGGTTTAAATTTTCCGAACTTCATGGCTTTACCCTCGCTTTCCACCTTTTGAGCGTAGCCCGGTCGCTGCCGTCTACGCCCAGCACAAAGCACAGATGATTAGACGACGTGCCGCCGTCGTATCCTGTGCCTGCAAGAATCAGCAAGGATGCGACCTCGGCAAAGGTAAAGTGTGAGTTTGAGAAGTGCCTCATGTAATTCCCCATGATGCGTTCCGCCTTTTTAAAGTCAAAGCCTTTCGGGAAAAGCGGATGCCCGGAGGCGTCGAAATAAATATCTCTTTCTGTCATCTTCTTCTACCTTTCTCCACGGTTCCCGCGGTAAATATCGACCGGTCCAAACTGTTTTTCATAGGCCGTAAGGGCCGGGTAATCAATCCCGCATTCAACGTGCAGGCATTTCATGAATTCCCAGATAGGGACCTGGCTCTTTAGGACGGCGTCGATGTTGTCGTGGATGTATTGCTGTAGATCCTGCAAGCGCTTCGCGCCCCATTTAAACTCGTGGCGCAACGAGTGCAGCGTCACAATGACCGAGGCGGCCACGTGGTCCGTCACGTATTTCCGCAGACGCCAGTCCTTCGTCTTGCCTGTGATGAGCCGTTCCAGGCGCTGGGCGTCACGCTCATTGAGGAAGCGGTCGAACCCGAAATCGTCACACAGCTCATCCCGCCAGCGGATGGAGAACCCGTGCTCTTTCGAGTCCAGGTGCTCCCAGGCGGCGTTGAGTTTTGCGAACCGGTTTCTCCCGAACCCGTACTTATCATGCAGAGCCTGGTAGATGAGGGTCAGCCCCCAGTCCGCCCCGCTTTCGGCGCCGACTGCATAGCGGTGCTTGGCTTTTTCGGCCCGTTTCTTTTCCATGGCCCGTGAAATGTCATTCATTCCGATTGTCCTCCCCGAAAATGTGTGCTCCGATGTCGGCCATTTCCGGATCATCCAGGATGTCATCCGACGGGGCCGGTTCCGGGTCCGCCTTCACTACTTTCTTCGGGCGGCCTTTTTTCTTCGTATTTGCCGTTTTAACGGCTTTTTCTTGTTCCTTGGTGTGATTTATCGTAAGGCTGTGTAAAAACGCCGTAAGCTCGATGTCACTGCCATTCATGTCGATTTTAATTTCCATCTTTCTCTCTCCTTTCCGGTTTTCCTACGCCAGCAACCAATGCAGGCAGTCATGCAGCGTTTCCTTGGTTTCTTTTTCAAACTGCCCCTGCCGGTTGTCGACAACGATGTATTTCGTCCCGTCGAACGCCATGAACTGGGCCTTAGGGATGTATTGCCCGTTGTCCCGTCGCCATTCCAGCGCTGGGATTTCCGCAGCCGTCACTAAGAGGACGTTGTTCAAACGGTTCTGGTATTCCGCCAGGGCCTGCCGCAGCCAAACCACATTACAAGTCATTTCTTCCTCGCTCCTTTTCTGCCATCATTCCGGCATTTTCAGCCGGGCGGCCAACTCATTCGTCAATTCTTTCACGCCAGCCAGGCCGGCATCGGCCAGGTACTTCTGATTAACCGGGACGCCGGAAGCGGCGAATTCCTTCACCTCGGCCACATGGGCCGCTTCCGATTCGTAGGCTTTTCGGAACTGGGCCCGCAAAATGGCCGTGTCATCGGTCGGCGTCTGGCAGATCTCTTTCCAGCCAAACCGGTCGACGACGCGCTGCGTCACCGGGTCGTCGAATGCCGGCACACCGGTATAGCCGACGGCGGCGATGGCCTTCTGGACCTTGCCCCAGGCCGTGGCGCTGTCAATCGGTTTGGTCCCCATCGCCAGCGCCATCACCTTTTCCGAGGCTTCCCGGATTTCTGCAATGGTCGGCAGAAAATGGCAGTGATTGATACAATATTCCACCCCGGCCGACAGGGCCGCTGGTGGGATGTCTTTGAGCATTTCCACATAGAAACGCAACCGTTCTTCCGGCATGTCATTTTGGAACCCTAGCTGCAAAAGACCAATCGCTCGCAGGGTCGCTTCCTTCTTCTTCATCGTCATCCTCTCCTTCTTGGGCATGGTATTCCGCCATCAGATTATTCACGACGTCGATGGCCGCCTTCTTGCTGTTCCTGGGTTCCGGCTGTGGCCGGGCCTTCCCGCCGTCGTATCCGTCGGACTGCCAGCTTTTCAATATGCCATGGATATAGGCCAGGCTCCGTTTGTTACGGGTAACGGCTCTGTCGATGGCTTTCATGACTATGTCGCTGCCAAAATCTTCCACCAGGGCCTTGAGTTTTTCCATATCCATTTCCCCAGGCATGGCGTAAATGTTTTGGCGGTATGCGGTGATGACAGAAGCCAGGGCGTCGTCGGATGTTTTTCCGACTTTCTCTCTCTCCTCTCTACCCTCTAATCTCTTATCTCTATCTCTATCTCTATCTCTATACTCTATCTCTACGCTACTTTGTAACGCCCCATCCGTTACATTGGTGTTACTTTGTAACGCTTTTTGGGCTTCTTTTTTCTTCTTGCGATACTTGCGGACCCGTGCCGCGGAAGCGGATTCACTGCCGACCATGTTCTTGACTTCTGGCAGGATTGGGATGCCTTCCTGGGTTTCTTCGATAAGCCCCAGATGCCGAAAAAGCGATAGCGCGACATTGACGGTATCGATGTCAAAGCCTGTTATCTGTGATATCTTTTTCGGCTCATAAGGCATCGTCATGTCTCCAATCCTTCGGGCTAGTTCACCATCAGCATTGGCTGTCAGCAAACATAGCTGAAGGTATAGAACAATATATTTACATCCATTGTCCTGTTCCTTCAGCCAGTCGATGGTGTCCTGGCTGAAGAAGTCCATATTCAGCTTGATCCAATAGAAACGTTTATTTTCTGTGCTCATAGTTACCTCATATGCGGGCCAGCGGCTCTCCCCGTTGGCCCATCATTTTTTTACATATCGAGCGATGCTTCAAGGATGGCATCGTCCTGTTTTTCCTGGGCTGTCTGTTTTTTGACTTCTCCCGTTTTCGGATCTACGCCGTCAGGTACGGTTTCATCGGCAGGCAAGGTTTCCGCTTCCGTGTCAATGGTGACGGTTTCGTCTTCTTCATCGACCATGTGTTCCGAGATGGTCGACTTGATGGTTTCATCCGCAGCGATGGCCCGGACGAATTCCGTCTTGATCGGTGCGTATTTCAATACTTTCTTGATGACCGTCTTTTTCGCCATTTCATCGAAATACTTGCTCCAGGGCGAATAGGAAGAGCTGAAAGACTGGCTTGTCTTCTTGGCGTGCTGGGTGATGTCTTCCTTGCTCATCACTTCGAAGCCATAGCCGCCGTTGGTCATGTGGAATACGGCATAGTACATGATGACGTCGCCCCGGTCCTTGATGGCCGGCACATGCCGGAGTTTCGGTTCCAGACCATATTCGTATTCGAATAAGTCGTTTTCATATACTTCGTGCGCCTGGATGTCCTTGATGTCCCCGCTTCGGTATGCCAGGTCGATCATGCCCTTATAACCAAGCTGGAACTGGCATTCAAGTTTCCCTTTGTTCCGGTAGGGGATTAGATAGGCCTGGCCAATCGGAGTGTTCGGTTCTACCCCGAGCTGGGCGGCCTGCATCATAGCCCCCAGGAAGCTGGCTGGCGTGCACTGCTGTAATTGCGGGTTCGTCGAGAGGGCCGTGAAGACCATCCTCGTAAAACGTTCCGGCGTCAGTACCGACGGCAGGGCCTTTTTGATTTGAGGTTCCATGGCCTTGATGAGCCCTTTCAGGCTCGTGTCTTTCTGCTGCATCTGCTGTACCTGTGCCGTTTTCTTCGTAAGTCCACCTTTGGTGTTCATGAATGATTCCTCCTTTTATTTGATGGCAAAGCGTCGGCTTGCCTTGCCAATAGAAATGAAGCCTTTGTCGCGCAGTGTCTGGTAGATGTCCGGCGCTGATTTTTTGAGCTTGGACAGGGAGCAGGTTTCCCTGGGGTTCGTCGTCTTCCAGGTGACCCGGTAATCGCCGACCGTCCCGACTTCCGCTTCCCCCAGCATGTCCTTCAACTGGTTTTCGCGAAGCGTAATCTGTGCTTTCAGCTGCTCCAGGATTTCCTTGTCCCCGCACAGGTCGTCGATGATCTGTGCCGCATCATCCGGCAGGACGATGGATCTATCTTCGCCATGATACCGGTCAGCCAGCGCCTGGGCGCAGGACACGCTACCATCAATCGGTGGGGCTGTGTGTGTCTGCACGAGGCCCCAGAATTCCCGTTCCGCGGAAATCAGTTCCTGTATATCCTGCTCGTTCCGTTCGACCACCTTATAGGTAGGGTCGTTCCCACCGATGAGGACCGCGATATACCAGCGGTCAGCGCCGGTCACGGCCATATAATGAAGGCATTGGCAGTAATAGGCATCCGGGATTTCGTCGCCTTGCCATTTCTTGTATTGGCTGACGCCGGCGGTCTTGATTTCCAGACCGGCATTCTCCCCGATGACTTCCCGGTCTACATTGGCCAGCATGAAGGGAAAGCTGCGGTTCTGCAGCGTCCCCAGTTTCCGGACCTTCTTTCCGGTTTCTTCCTGGAACCAGTCGGCGATATTCGGTTCATTCTTATGGCCCCAGTAGATGTACTGGTTGCCCGACAGATCTGGCGGAACGGCCTGGCCGGTCTTTTCCATCCAAAGCTGATACGGGGATTTATATGAGTTGTATCCCAGGATGATGGCGGCATCACTGCCCCCGATACCCATGTCGCGGGTCTTGAGCCATTTATCATGATCCTTTTCGGCCTCCCGGACCGACAGTATTAAATCACAGTTACGATAAGCCATGGTTTTTCTCTCCTTTTTCTGGTATAATGAAGTTGAATTTTTTTGGTATGTGGCCGTTGTCTGGTAGCTCAGGCAGCGGCCATTTTTAGTATCTGATGACCAGCCGCTGACCTGGCTTTAACGTCGGGTCCGGCCCCAAATCGTTGTTGATCTGAATCTGGTAGATGACCTCCCGGACGTCCTGCCCGGTCTTGTCAGCGATAGGGCCAGCGATTTCCCACAGTGTTTCGTCTGTGTCGACGACGTGGATGATGGCTGTATCGTTCGCAATCGTTTCGGCCTGGGACCAGGGCGTTGCACTGCCGAGATACAGCCCAACCCCGAAGGCGGCCACGATGGCCATCGCACTCCGGACGGCCCGGAAACGCGGCTTACGCTTTGGCCTGGTCAACCCATGTTCGTAAATCTTCATGGTCTTCATGGTTTTTTCCACCTCCTTCCACGAAGCCAATCAACTGAGTTTTCGTACACCGGACGGTACGCCCATACCGGAAACCTATTTCATGAATGATTTCGTAAGCCTGGTTCATGCCAATCCTTAAGAATTCGGCCACATCTTTTGCCGTTAAAATGGGGGGTAATCCCTTGTAAATGTCTTGATTCATGATTTCCTCCTTTCTTCTCCCGTTCTAACTTCGAAAACAATGCAATTTCTATCAATAACTTATCCCGCCTTGGAATTGTTGAGTTGAGCCATATTTCATCCCTCGTTGACGAAACTATTTACAAGGCCTACGAAGCTTTTGATGAATATAAACAAGGTACAAAGATAGTTCAAGAGCATCCAGACAATTACAGTAGTATGGAAGTTTCCAGTGGGTCGTTTTCTATTACACCTTTTGGAGATGTCTTTAAAAAGATTTGCCTATAGTTTTTGGATTTTTTCCCACATAAACTCTCCCATCTTTACTGCCAACCATCCTGCAACGGTA